GGCAAACTTGACGCAGATTACTGATGCTGAAAGCGGCGTTGTCACACTGGTTGAAATGACCTGTGTTGAGGCACCCACTGGTGGAGATGCTGATATCGATCTAATGTTCGCTGCTACTACGCAAGCTTTTTCTGGTTCTACCTCTCTTACCAGCATCATCGCCGCAGGCGGCAATTTGGTGAAGGGTTCAGAGGGCGCGGTGTTGTATGACGCTAGCGAACTAACCGACAAGTATCTGTATCTTACTGTTGGTTCTGCTACTGATGGTGCTGCTGCCGCAGCTTACACTGCCGGCAAGCTTTTGATCAGATTCTATGGTCACGCAATCCCAGACGACGTATAAGGAGATCATTAAATGTCTAGAAAAAAAGTATTGAGACGTTTGATTTCTCGCAAGAAGGAATCTGCAACAGCACCCGCCCCAAAAAGGGCACCTGTTAAAGCTCCCGCAAAGGCAACGGCACCCGCCAGAGCCCCCGCAAGAACTACAACTAAAAAAGCTGTTAAAGCCAAGTAAAGCAAACAATAGTTTGTTAGCCCTCCATCTTCACAGATGGAGGGCTTTTGTTTGTCTTTTCACTATTTACTACAAACAGGAGGCTCCATGAATGCCCACCAATCTACAACCAATTTCAGAAACTAGCGCAGTTATCCTATCATCAGCGGGGGATACCAGTGCAGTCGCAGCAGCCGTCCCCTTTGGGGTATACAGCGCTTCCGAAAAGTTTTTGACTGGTGCTGCCCTACAAGTAAATTTTGTTTATAAACGTCTCGGAGGAGACGTTGTGGACATTGAACTTACAAACGCAAATGTTTACTCTGCCTACGAAGAATCAGTATTGGAATATTCTTATATTCTAAACATGCATCAAGGCAAGAACATTCTTTCAGATGCCCTAGGCAAAGTAACAGGGACTTTTGATCATCTCGGCAATTCTGTTACTGGACCTTCAGGTTCAAACCTCCAATATCCGAAAGTCACCCTATCATATGCTAACAAAATTGGTGATGGTGTGGCGACTATGGCTGGCTTTGGTGGCACAACCCGCATCTATTCAGCCTCTTTCACGACAGTCAAGAATCAGCAAGATTACAATTTACAATCTATTATCTCGTCTTCATCTGCGACGGGTGTAAACGATAGTGGCGATGCCGTGGATTATGCTGGAAAGGTTTCTGACAGCAGAATCATCATTGATAAAGTTTACTATCGCTCTCCACTGGCAACATGGCGCTTCTATGGTTATTATGGCGGCAACGGCTCCACCTACGGACAATACGCTGACGACTCTACTTTTGAGATCGTGCCAAGTTGGCAGAACAAACTACAAGCAATCATGTATGAAGATTCTCTTTACACAAGAACCTCACACTACTCTTACGAGATTCTTGATAATCAGCTTCGCTTATATCCGACTCCTCGCTCCCAAGACAACTTTGCTGGCTACCTTAACCGCATTTGGGTCAGATTCAGGATCACAGACAACTCGTGGGGAGAGGCTGACGACACCAACACAGGTGTCGAGGGTGTAAACAATATCAACACACTCCCGTTTGACAATCTTCCCTATGCGAACATTAACTCGATGGGCAAGCAGTGGATCCGCAACTATGCTCTCGCACTCTGTAAAGAGATGCTTGGACAGATTCGCGGTAAGTTCCAGACTGTTCCAATCCCTGGCGAGTCTGTGACCCTGAACTATTCTTCGCTTCTATCCGAGGCACAAAAAGAAAAAGATGATCTCCGACAGAAGCTAACAGATATGCTCAAAGAAATCGAGTATGTTGAACTTGCTAAGAAAGATCAAGAAAAAGTCTCAGCAGCGGAAGAAACTCTTCGTCGCTCACCCCTACCGATCTTTGTAGGATAAATGAATGTCTGATAATGAATGGTCCAGACCAGCAGCACCGCCTCCTCCGCTCTTTCTAGGTAAGAAAGAACGTGACCTTGTAAAGCAAGTTAATGATGAGTTGATCGAAAAGGTTATCGGACAACAGATCCTTTACTATCCTATTGATATGGAGACAACAAACTTCCACGAGCTTTATGGAGAGGCAGTAGAGAAGACCTATCTACCACCTGTAAGAGTCTATGCTCTCGTCAAGTTTGAACAAGATGATACTTCTTATCTTGATTCTGTTGGAATAGACAGCCTATCAGAAATCACTGTCCACTTCCACAAGCGAAGACTTACTGAAGATCAGAACATGTTTGTTCGCGAAGGAGACTTTGTTCTATACGGAGATCTCTATTACGAGATTATAAAATTATCTTCCGCAAGAAGACTATTCGGGCAAGTAAACCACACATTTGAGGTTTCTGCTCTATGTAAGAGAGCACGTAAGGGACTGTTCGATGCTACCTGATAACTTTGACTTCGCACAACTGCCAGTAGATAAAGACAAGTTTACTCTCAAAGAGTTGGGTATGCTTGGATCTCGTATTGAAGACATAGACTATGCGATGATGTCTTGGCTAAAAGAAGATCTTGAACTCTCCACGATAACAAATGAAGGAAACAAGAATACTCCCGTGCTATGGCAAACACCCGAAAGATCCTTTCAAATAAAAAATGATAAAAGTTTGCGGCACCCCGATGATCATAGTGCTGGCGCAATAACCTTGCCTGTTGTAACAATTGAGAGAACAGGGATCACAAAAGATCCTGAAAGAAAGGGCGGCTTCCAGGCGCATTTATATTCTGATAATGGAGATGGGAGAATAGGACGGATGGTTATTGCTAAGAGAATCAAACAAGACAAGACAAGAAACTTCGCCGTTGTCGGAAACACTCGCACTAATACTTCAGGAGATAGGCAAAAGTATTTCCCAAGAGTGAACAAGAAGGTAGTCTATGAATTTTTAACTATCCCTATCCCCGTTTACGTTAATCTTGACTATAAGATCATAGTAAAGACTGAATACCAGCAGCAGATGAATGATCTAACTCAGCCGTTTATGACGAGAACAGGACAAATAAATTCATTTGTAATGCGAAGAAACGGACATCTCTACGAAGCCTTTATTGATCAGGGCTTCAACCAGTCCAACAATGTTGCAAATCTCGGTGAGGACGAAAGGCAGTTCACGAGCGAAATAAATATCAAAGTTCTTGGTTATCTTATTGGCGAAGGCAACAACGACGATCGCCCAATAATCCATAAACAGGAGAATGCCGTAGAAGTAACTTTTCCAAGAGAAACTGTTGTTCCTGCCGGCAACGATAATTTTTTCATAGACTAAGCATATCCTGAAGTCCTTTGGTAATATAAGCAACTATTTAAATTATGATTAGCAGTGCTTTTTAGCATATTATTATAAAGTGAGGATTTTCTAATGCCCGTAAAAAGTTTTAAATTTGTATCCCCAGGTGTGTTTATCAATGAAATTGATAACTCATTCCGCCCCAACAGACCAAACACAATTGGTCCTGTAATCATCGGACGCTCAGTTCGAGGACTTGGGATGCAGCCCGTAAAAGTAGATTCATATTCTGATTTCTTAACAATGTTTGGCGACACCGTACCGGGTGATGCAGGAGGCGACGTTTACCGTGATGGAAACTATCAGTCACCGATGTATGGTACCTACGCTGCCAAGGCATTCTTTAATGCCGCCGTCGCACCCATTACTTATGTTCGTCTCCTTGGAGAAGAAAGTGCCAACAAAACCACTGGTGGTGAAGCCGGTTGGAAGACTACGAAATCACCTGTCGCAACCCTCGCCGAAAATGGTGGTGCCTACGGACTTTGGGTTTATCCCTCATCCTCGGTCGGTCCCAGCGACACCGTCAATGCCGACTTGGGAACAGGCACCCTCGCCGCTGTTTGGTATATCGATCAATCTGCCTCCATTCAGCTTACTGGCTCTTTAGCCGCAGGCGGCGGCGCAACAGCGCAGGGCGTCGGTGTTGTTATAGCAAGTGACGCAACTGGTAACTTTACTGCCGTCATGGAAGGTTCCAAGGCAACCGCCGGCACAAACGAAACTTTTGTCTTCAACTTTACCGATAGCGACTCTAGATTTGTTCGCAAAGTCTTTAACACCAACCCTCAGCTTGTCAAGGACGGCACTTTTTATTCACCCGATTCTGAAAGAAACTATTGGCTCGGTGAGACATTTGAGCAAGAAATAAGAGACGGCGCAGCAGGAAGCTTGACAGGTAGTTCTACTACTCTAGTGGGCACACAGCTTTTTGGAGTCATTCAGGCAATAAACAACGGTACAACTGGACCAAACAGTATGCAGAGAGGCTCAAGTGAAGCTGAGACTGGTTGGTTTGTCGGTCAAGATGTCGGTGCTTCAGCCGCATTTGATCCAGCCGCCGCCTCCAAGCTATTCAAACTCAAGGGTCGAGGTCATGGAGAATGGCTAAGTAAGAATGTCAAGGTCTCTATTGAAAAGATCCGTTACTCAAACTCGCAGACAACCGACTTTGGTACCTTCTCTGTCGTTCTCCGCTCTCTTACTGACACAGACAGTAATCCTGTTATTTTGGAAAGATTTGATAGTCTAACCCTAGACCCAAGATCACCAAATTACATTGTTAAGAAAATCGGTGATCAGTATCACTCTTGGAGTGAGACAGAACGTAGACTAAGACTATATGGGGATTACCCAAACCAGTCAAAATTCCTTTATGTTAGTGAAATAAACGAAGGAAACATTCAGAATGCTAATTCCTTGATTCCATTCGGTTACTATGGTCCCCCCAACTTCGCAACAATCACAAACTGGAGTGGATCAGCCACAGATCCCTCATTAACAAACAAATACGTTGATGCTACCTCTATTTACGGCGGCACAGCCGATAAATTCCTTTCGGGCGCACTCCAGCAATGGACCGGCTCATTGGGTTGGCCAATCGTTAGACTACGCCACTCAGCTTCTGATGGTGGTATGTCCAACCAGACAAACGCTTACTTTGGTATGCAGACAACTAGAGGTCTCCAGAGCACTCGCGCGGATTCATCTGTCAAAGACTACCACAGAAGGTGGCTATCTTCTTGGTCAGACTCACAGGATGGTTCTGGTCTAGTCAGTTACTCATACATATTTACTATGGACGATATCATCGCCACAACCGCACTAGCATACTACGATAGCGGTTCAAGAGCCGCTGGGACCAGCAGAAGCGCTCTGGGTGAGTACAAGGATCTAATCGATTATGGTTATGATCGCTTTACTGCTCCGCTGTGGGGTGGCTTCGATGGGTTCGACATCACGAAACCTGATCCAATGTACAACACTGGTATCGGTAGCACTGATTTGTCAAGTTATACCTACAACACATATAAGAGAGCTATCGACACGGTAGCAGACCCTGAGTTTGTAGACATGAACCTCATGGTTGCTCCCGGTCTAACAAAAGATGGACTTACAACGCACATGGTAAACGTTTGTGAAGATAGAGCCGATGCTCTCGCTCTAATAGACCTCCCGAGTGTGTATACTCCAAACTATGAAGTCTACGATGGTGGAGATAAGTCAGCTAGACAGGGCGATGCACCCACCGCCGCTGCTAACTCCTTGCGAGCACGCCAGATTGATTCTTCATACGGCGCTACATTCTATCCCTGGATACAGACTCTTGACGAGCCTACCGGGCAGGCTGTTTGGGTTCCGCCCACAGTCGCCATGATGGGTGTACTAGCAAGCTCTGAGAAAACATCACAAATTTGGTTTGCTCCCGCAGGCTTTAATAGAGGCGGACTCTCAGACGGCGCCGCAGGGATTCCCGTTACTGGTGTATCCCGCAGATTGACCTCAAAAGAGCGCGACGTTCTTTACGAGGCACGCATCAACCCAATTGCTAGTTTCCCAAGTACCGGGATCGTAGTATTTGGACAGAAAACTCTACAAGAGCGCCCCTCCGCACTCGATAGAATCAACGTTCGTCGCTTGGTTATCTACCTTAAGAAGCAGATTTCCATCCTATCTACACAGATTCTCTTTGAGCAGAATGTCCGCGCCACTTGGACGAGATTCAAGGGTCTTATTGAGCCTTTCTTGGCAAATGTCAAGACAGAGTTCGGTATTACTGATTACAAGCTCATTCTAGACGAAACAACTACAACACCAGATCTAGTAGATCAGAATGTTGTCTATGCTAAGATTATGATTAAGCCAGCTAGAGCAATCGAGTACATCGCTATCGACTTCATCGTTGCTTCTACCGGCGCATCATTCGACGATTGATAATCGGGGGCTTTTTGCCCCCACCTACTACTTATTTATGAAAACAGGAGAACTTAATAAATGCCTTTTTGGTCAACAAATTTCGGAGAGAACACCGCTCTAAAAGATCCCAAACGTAACTTTAGATTTATCGTTGAGTTTGGAGGAATCTCAGCCACGCCAGGAGGCGCGGTTGCTTGGTATGCTAGTACCGCGCAGAAGCCTTCATTTGCTATTGCCAGCGCAGAGCATAAATATCTAAACCATACCTTCTATTACCCAGGTTCGGTTACTTGGAATCCAATCACCATTACGATGGTAGATCCGGTTGATCCAGATATGGCAGCCACTTTTTCTGACATTGTTGTAAATAGTGGCTATTCACCCCCCACCGATACGAATTCGCTTGGGACTATGTCAAAAGCCAAGGCAGCCGGCGCTCTTGGCGCAGTTACTGTTACTCAGATAGACTCCAACGGAGATCCCTTAGAAACTTGGACTCTTTGGAACTCGTATATTGAAGATGTTAAGTTTGGAGATTCTCTGGCTTATGGTAACGACGATCTTACAGAGGTCTCAGTCACACTAAAGTATGATTGGGCTCGCGTTGAGACAGCCACCGCTTCTTCAGCAGTCAGTGCTGGCGGCAGTGAGTTCTTCAAGGTATAGTATAGACAATATAAAACGAGAGGTGTAAATTGTCAAGAAATCAGGATCGTGTTGGGACACCCCGCCACCACGATACAAGTCCCGCCCCGCAACAACAGCCCGGCTTTTCATTTGTAGTTCCAACAGAGTTTGTAGAGCTTCCCTCGCTGGGTCGCTTTTATCCCGTTGGGCATCCTTTACATGAAAAGGAAAGCATCGAGATAAAGCAGATGACTGCCAAAGAAGAGGACATTCTCACATCGAGGGCTCTTCTTAAAAAGGGTATTGCGATTGACAGGCTATTAGAGAGCTTGATTGTTGATAGATCAATTGATCCAAGTACCCTCTTGACGGGTGATAGAAATGCCGTAATCATCGCATCTAGAGTATCTGGTTATGGCAATGACTATTCAACAGAAGTGTCGTGCCCTGCTTGTGATACAAAGCAAAACTATTCCTTTGACTTAAATAACGCAAGTTTCGTACATGGTTCTTTTGATGAAGACTTACAAGTAACAGATAACCGCGATGGCACTTTCACTTGTGTTCTTCCGAAAACTCAAGTAACAGTGGTTGCTCGATTGCTTACTGGGAAAGAAGAGGACAAAGTGGCAAATCTAAACAAATCTAACAATTTGATCTCAGACCAGCTACAAAATATTATTTTATCAGTAAACGACGATTCCACTCCGCAGGCAATTCAATATGTCGCTAAGAACATGCCGTCATTTGACTCGCGGCACCTACGGATGGTCTTAAAGATGGCAACCCCAAACATAGATCTAACACAAGAATTTTCCTGTACCGAATGCGGTCATGAGCAGGAAATGGAGGTTCCGCTGACTGTGGACTTTTTTTGGCCTGACCGATGAATACAATGAGGGAATCTATGAGCAGATTTTCTTTCTTAAATACCAAGGCGGCTGGAGTTTTTCAGAAGCTTACAGCCTACCTGTAGGTCTTAGAAACTGGTTTGTAAAGCGGCTTGTGAGGCAACTAGAGATTGAATCAGAAGCTATCAAAAGCG